CTCTCCTTTTTACCCCCATCATATGTCTAAGCGGTCACTGAATTAAAGCTTAACCTGGTCATTTACTCTAAGCCAAAACAGTATAGTTAGCGGATTCTTGGGCAATCTCCTATATTCATTGATTCGCAGATAATCTGCTCATAAGAAATTACGGCTACCGGCTTATTTTCTAGGAATCATTAACCCTGAGCCAACTTCCATTCGGAGATTGAACTTATCAAGATATTCACGGATACTATGCTTGGACAAGTTGCAGGCGTAGCAATGTCCACGGTAGTTAAATAGTAGTTGACATTCGCCGTTTGGGAGCAGACAACCCATTTGATATTCATACAGACGCTTAATATCAAGAGGACCATATTCGTCGAAACGCCTTGATATTACCAGGTCATTTTCGTTTGGAAGACGCCCATAAGCGACCTCCCATGATATTGCACCTTCTCCAAAACGAGCACATCTCCTTGCCTTATCAAATGCCGTGGAATACCCATCTAAAGTATCAGATATGACAAGCAGTTCTAACCCCATTTTAATTAGGAACCGGGCTAATAGGATTATGTAGTTAGGCAGAGTCTTAACCCAAAGCACTCCTCGATTGTCCTGGAATATCGTTTTGTGTCTTTCTGGACTCATTGAACATAAAGCGTGGTCCCAGAACCCATGCGACAATAAAATAAGGTCATCGTCAGCATATTTTGAAAAACCATGTTTCTTCGTTCTTATGGAAGCCCGAACGCGTTCCACGTTGAAAGGTGGACTTGCCATAATTTGTTTTTCAAGTTTTGAGCCAAAATACTGGTTGCACGCATCGCATACAAAACCCTTTGGTACAACGGTTTCGTCGTTGCCCATGGACTCCGGAATCGGATGCTCAACACTGTTGAACGAACCGTGCTCCGAACCACAGAATAAGCATTTAAAAGGTGGAGGTCTCATCCTTACAATCCTGTCTCTTCCCAAAGAGATGAACGCCAGTCAATGTACAAAGGGCTTACGTAATCATGTTTTTCTAGCCAGCCAAGATATCCGCTAGTTTCTCGCTCCCCCATGTTAAGGACATACTCAATGCCGAAGATTGCGATGACCAAATAAAGCTCATTTGATTCTGTGTACAATAGGTCAAATTCGTGCAAAATTTCGTAACGTTCCTTATCTTCAATGAAGAGCTTGCCCTCGGGGTAAATGGGACGACTACTAAACGGCCAATAGGCTGGTGAAGCGCCATATCTAGCGTATTCTCTAAACGCATTAAATTCGGGTTTGTCGGTAATTTCATCTAAGGCACCTTCGACTTTCAATGTTTTGAACGCCAATATCTCTAAAGCAGCTTTAGCCAAGAAGCGTGACATCAGATTGTGATTCGGTTCTATGGTGATAGGAACTATCAACTTGTATTCTCGATTTCCCTGGAGGCTCTGCAAAAATCTGGGTAGATCCCTCTCTCGGCTGGGGAATATGCTTTGACCACTCTCTTCTTTCATTAATTCAATGGGAACTATCCCAGGAAGAAGCAATCCTTGAACAGTCGGAATTCTCCCTTCTTTGTTGGATACTATATTTCGGAACCTAGCCTGTCGAAAATAGTCTGAATCGAGTAAAGGCTTCTCCACTTTGAGGCCAAAGTAGCTGTTACACTTGGAACACACAATGCCTGGCGGGAGAGTATAGTCCTTATTACCGAGAGACTCAGGAACGATGTGTTCTATGGTTCTTGACGAACTCGAATCTTCCTTACAGAAAATGCAACGCATGCTTCAATTATAATCCGAACCTCAGCTAAGGACTACAAATATGTGGTAATAGTTCACCACAACGTTTGGTTGCTGACAAATAAAGTGACAGCCCCCGTTTACGCTTGGAGGCAAGCCACGGAAAGGTTATTGAAAAGATTCTCCAGGGCGGAATAGTTAGGTATCGTCCCATTGGTGCTTAACTTTCACTCAACTGTTAAAGTTGATAGATTTAAGGCTAATATGGGCACGAAGGTAATAAAGTGATTGAAGGTAATGTTATTACCTGCTGGTGAATTCAATTTCTGAAGAAATTTTGTCGATAAAGAAGCTATTTGAGGCTAATTTAAGGTAATATAACTACCTTGAGTATGGTGGGCCATCCTGGATTTGAACTATTGCCCCCACTATTTGTAAGACCTCAGCAATAGCATATCTATCACAGTCTGCCTTATTGTTAGCGACCCCTAATTTTGTGACAAAATTCCCTTCCGCCAGGCGCACAAATGTTCTATTATATTACCTAATACCTATGTCTTTACTTGAAAAGGCACTCCAGGAGCAAAACTACGAGCTGGCAGCTCTGGCCATCGTCTATGGCATGCTCAAAGTAATTCATGACAGAAAAGAAAAAGCGCGGTGCGCCGAAGGGCAACCAGAACGCCCGGACACACGGCTTCTACAGCCAGGTTCTTGATGAAGCTGAAAAGCTTCAGCTTGACCAGGCCCGTGCAGTTGAGGGCATAGACGAAGAGATCGCCATCCTGCGGGTCAAGTTGCTCACGCTCATTGATGATCATCCCGACCGCATCGATATGCAGGTGATCGCTGCCAACACCATTGCCCGGCTGGTACGCACCAAGTTCAATATCAGCGCCGGACAGAAAAAGTCGCTCAAGGATGCCATCACCAAGGCGCTCACGGAGATCGCCGTTCCCCTGGGCATCAAGGCATTTATTCAAAAGTAGATGGAGTTACGGCCTTACCAGCAGGAAGTCGCCAGGGCCATTTTCGATAGCATTCTGCAAAAGAAAGGCCTTACGTTTTCGGTTGAGATTGCACGCCAGGGCGGCAAAAACGAGCTATCAGCTCATATTGAGGTGCTTTTGTTGACGATGTTTATAGCGAAAGGCGGCACATCCATCAAATGCTCTCCCACCTTCAAGCCGCAAACCTTGATATCCATGAATCGGCTCAGGGACCGTCTTGACGATTTCGGCTACGACGGCATCTGGCAGGCCGAGTTTGGCTATATCTTGAGGCTAGGAGCCGCCCGCCAGGTGTTTCTATCCGCTGATGAAAGTTCCAATGTCGTTGGCCACACTGCCGATCTGCTTCTTGAAGTGGATGAGTCGCAGGATATCAACCAGGACAAATATTCCAAGGAGTTCCGCCCCATGGCTTCATCCACCAATGCCACTACCGTTCACTATGGCACTACCTGGGATGATGGCACTCTTTTGGAGCAGACCAAGCAGCTCAACCTTGAGCTTGAGAAGCAGGACGGCATTAAGCGTCATTTCCGCTATCCGTGGGAGGAAGTTGCCAAACATAATCCCGGCTATGCCGCCTTTGTTGAGGCCGAACGCCAGCGCCTGGGCGATGATCATCCCCTTTTCCGTACCCAATACCGTCTTTTGCCTCTACCGGCCAGCGGCCGCCTCTTTTCCCGCTCTCAGGTCACTCAGGTCATCGGCAGCCATTCCCGCCTTCGCTGCAAGCATCCAGGCAGCATTTACGTTGCCGGCATCGACTTTGCCGGACAGGATGAGCAGCTCGAAAACTTAGTTCTCACTCGTCCCCAGCGTGATGCTACGGTCATCACCATTGCCGAAGTCATACGCAATGAGAATAAAGAGCCTTCTCTTAAGGTCGTTGAGCATTATGCCTGGATAGGTAAGCCCCATCATGAGCTTTACCCCCAGTTTGTCGATATCATCAAGAATGTCTGGAATTGCACTCGTGTGCTTTGCGATGCCACCGGTATCGGCGAGCCGGTTGCTTCCTTCCTGCAAAAATCGTGCGGCGCCAGGGTGCAGCCCTTCAAATTTACACAGGTATCGAAATCTCTTCTTGGCTTCGACCTCATAGCCGCCGTCAATTCCAATCGCCTGAAATGCTATGCCGGTGACGGCAGCCGTGAGTTCGCCGAGTTCCTTCTTGAATTGGAGAAGGCCAAGTCCCAGTACCGTCCCAACCAGACCATCAACTTCTTTGTGGACCCGTCGGAAGGCCATGACGACTATTTGATGTCGCTTGCCCTGTGCGTCAAGGCCGCCCAGGATAGCGCCCCCAGGGTCGCTACCGGAGGCCAGCGCAATGACTGATTTTAAGCCTTCCGATCTCTCGCAGCTTGAGCGTGACCGCTTTAGTGGCTATAAGTCCAACCTGGACTTCTATAATGGCAGCCAGTGGGCAGCTAAGAGCAAGAATCGCCAGCTTGTATTTAATTACGCCAAGATCGCCATTGATAAGATCACGTCTTATTTGATGACCGGCCTTGATTTCTCCTTCGAGCCGCTGAATACTCCTGCCATTGCGAGTGCAGCGAAGCAATCTCCCGGTAACACAAAATCAGCCGATACAGCCAAGCGCGCCGAAGATCTCATTTATCAGGTCCTCGACCAGAATAATTGCGGCGAGCTTGATTACACTACCGAGATCGATTCAGCCATCCTGGGCGACGGCTGCTATAAGGTCACCTGGGATGCCATAGAGAAGCGCATCCGCATTACCGCCCCCGATGTCAACGGCCTTTATGCATGGTGGACCGGCGATGATCTCACCCGGGTGTACCAGGTTGCCAGCCGCTATCATCTCTCCCAGGCCGAAATATTGTTGCTCTATAAGAAGACCACCCAGAAGAAAACTGTGCAGATGACCGAGCTATGGACTGCAAAGGATTTCATTCTTTATATGGATAACGACATCATCGACCGCAAGCCCAATCCTTACGGCTTCATCCCGTTCATTATCTACCCGAATTTGCGCCAGCCCAAGCAGTTCTGGGGTATCTCGGATATCCCCACGCTGCAGGAGCCGCAGAAAGAGCTTAACCGGGCACTCTCTCAGCTATCCCGCATCCTTGAAGTGTCTGGCAATCCTATCGCTGTCCTTGAGGGCGTGGAGTCGTCAGAAGACATACAGGTCAGGCCCGGCGCAGTCTGGAATATCCCGCCTGATACTAAGGCCTATTTGCTCGACTTGCTGCAGGGTGGCGGTATCCGCCTGCATATCGACTACATAAACCTCGTTTACCAGACCCTGCATGACCTTTCAGAGTCCCCCAGGGCCGCTTATGGCGGCATCCAGAAGGAGCTGTCTGGCGTTGCCCTTGAGGTCGAACTTCAATCCCTCTTGCAGAAGGTCAACCGCAAGCGCCTTGTTCGCACTAACGTCTACAAAAGGCGTAATGAGATGATCTTGACACTTTGGGCCAAGTTCATGCGTGAAGATTTGACCCAGACCAGTCAAAAGGTGTGCTGGGGGCATGTCCTTCCCCAGGATAGGGCACGAGAATCCCAGAATGAGCAGCTATTAGTCCAGTCTGGCGTTCATTCCCGGCGCACCGCCATGGATAACCTCGGCGTCCGGGACCCGGAGCTGGAATTTGAGAAATGGATGGATGAGCGCAAGCGTATCCTCCAGCAGAATAATGATTTTAAAGCGCAGTCTACACAGGGCGGAGCGAGAGAGAGAAATGTTGCCGCCGATATGCAGGCTACGGTTTAAATATGTAGGGATGTACCTTCAGGTGCGTCCGAGGAGATGTAATGTCAGAGGAACAACCCGAATACAAGGCCGAACCTCAAAATGATCCTGTCATTGCGAGCCCCGAAGGGGCGCGGCAATCTCATGGCCTTGCTCCAACAGAAATAGACACTCGTATCGCTTCCCTCGAAGCTGCCATAGCTGAGAAAGATATTGCCTTAGCCGAAGCTAAAAAGGCGATGGAAGCCCAGTCATCCGATTTCGCTTCGCTTAAATCAACGCATGAAGCAGCCGTCACTGCCTATAAAAAGCTGGCTGTCAGTTCCAATCCTCTTTTCTCCGCAGAACTGATAACCGGCAATACCATCGCCGAAGTGGATGCTTCCATGCAGAAGATCAATGACCTGGCCGGGTTAGTCCGGTCGAAGATTGAGGCTGATATCAAATCCGTCAGCGTTCCAGCCGGCGCTCCTGAAAGGTCAGGCCCCGATACGTCTGGGCTATCTCCCAGAGAAAAGATCAGGCAGGGCCTGGAAAAGAAATAAACAAATGAATGAATCGTCTTTCCCCGGTATCAATGCCCATCGGCACAATAGGACACTGTCGTCCTGGGGGCGTTGAAGAGGGGCTTTAGCCCCTCTTAGTAAAAACTCCCCCTTCCCTAGAGGGAAGGGGCCAGGGGATAGGTGATAAAGGAGATTAATCTATGGGAACTACTCTCTCTGAATATTCCAAGCTCTCGAATGACAGCATGTACCAGGGTGTCATCGAGACTATTATCAAGGATTGCCCTCTGCTTCAGTTCCTTCCGTGGATTGAGATTCAGGGTAACGCACTCACCTATAACCGTGAGACTACTCTGCCTACCGCAGAGTGGCATGCCGTCAATGATGACTGGAATACCAGCCCGGCCGTCACCTTTGCACAGAAGACGGCCACTCTGGCGATTCTTGGCCAGAATGCTGACGTGGATAACTACGTCAAGCAGACCCGTTCCAATATCATGGACGTTGAGTCCGCTGTCATTGAGCTTACCGCCAAGGCCATCCGCCACGAGCTTGAGGACAAGCTCGTCTACGGCGACAATTCTGGCGTTCCCAACCAGTTCGATGGCCTGATTAAGCTGATTGCAACCGGCACCGCCAGTGATCAGCTCGTTGCCATGGGCGCCACCGGCGCCACGCTTACCCTCACCAAGATCGACGAGCTTATCGATGCAGTCAAGGGCGGCAAGCCCTCCTTGTTGCTCATGTCCCGCCGTTCCCGCAGGAAGATCGCCGCCCTGGCGCGTGCGGCCGGCAATAACCTTGAGGTCGGAAAAGGGTTGCTGGGTGAGTTCGTCGAGTACTACAACGGCATCCCGATTTCAGTCTCGGATTTTATCAAGGATACTCACACCCTCGCAGGTTCGGTCGAAACTGCCTTAACGGGGGGATCAAACTCCACGATCTATGCCATGCAGTTTGGTGAAGATGGCATTTGCGGCCTCACCGGGCCCGGTGGACTTCAGGTCGTGAAGATCGGTGAAATGGAAACTAAGGACGCTTCCCGCACCCGCATCAAGTGGTATTGCAGCCTTGCCCTCTTCTCCAATGTAAAAGCTGCTGCCCTGATCGGTGTCCAGGACTAATTACGCGTATCACTGTGTTCCTAGGGGCGTTGAAGAGGGGGCTTGCCCCCTCTTAGATAAACCGAACTCCCCTTTCCTTGAGGAAAGGGGCAGGGGATAGGTGATAAAGGAGAAATAAGTTGTCATTTTCAGATCCCGCAAAAGGAAGATCAGTTATTTGCAGTCCCGGTCCTGAAGCTCCCAGTGTCACGGTAGCAGAGGCCGTAAAAGAGGGCGATATCCTCGGCTATTCATCCGGCTGGAAACGGGCGTTGGCCACCGTCAGCAGTGTTATCCAGGGCCGTCTGGTCGCTCTTAAGGATACCCCCAGCGGTGGGAAATGCCCGGTAGCCAGGGAGTGCGTTGTCACCGGTTATAGTGGCGCAACCCCCGGTGGCTATATCTACGTCGATGAAAGCACGAACTATGGCCAGGTCACGCAGACCGCCCCCACTACCACCGGCGACGCTAACACCATCATAGGACTTGCATTGTCGGCCACGGATATCCTCTTTTTCCTCAACAGCCGGGCAGACGGGACCGCTTAACGGAGTGACTTACCGTTAAGCGCCTCCTTTTATTAATCGCCGGGCAGGCCTTGCCCACCTGCCCGGCCC